TTAATACCAGTCTGGTCATTAAAGTCTAGGCTCCAATAATAGGCGCTAGGTTCAATACGTTCACCTTTGTGAACACCACGCTGGTAGGCTTTCTGATTAACTCTGTTCTTAATAGAGTCAAGAAGGCGGTCGTCACGTCTTGAACGTATTGTGCCTAAGTAACCATCGGGATATTCTGCAGAAGGAACGCGCCCTGTACCAATACGAACAGAGTCAAGTTCACCACGTGCAACAGCACCACCATAGCCACCTTGGTTGTTATAGCCGTTAAGACCATTACCACCAATAGATTGCCAGTTTTGCTGTGGGCTAAAATTGTTAGTTGAGCCAGCCATTAGAATCCTGTATCTACGAGAGTTCCACGGTTACGAAGTTGGTAACCAGCTAACGAGCCTTCACCGCTATTAACCTCGGAAGATAGCCAGTTAACATTGGCAGAACCTCTGTTTGATGCCATAAATCCTTGTGGTCTTCTTCCGCCTTCAAAATGCTGCACACTAGCTACAGCTTGACTAACTGGGGTGTGCATTAATTTAGCAAATTGATTTGCGCTGATTGCCATCTTAGGTGGATTAGGCTGTGCCATCTTTGTCATTATTGTTTACTCCACGTAGTCGAGGACATTGTTTGAGCGCTATATGGTTTAACTTTTTGTCCTATACCTTTTGCATGGCGAAAGTTTGATGCCATATCAGCGTCATAACTTCCCAAAGAAGAACTATTTAATGACATAGGTGACGGGGTGTAGTTGTTTGCATCCATCATTCCGCGTGCACCCGGGTCGCTAGCGACCTGAACGTTATTAAACTGACCCGCTGCTAGAGCATCGCTTGACATTTTAACCTCTTATAGGTAAGAGCTAGATTCGGCATCCTGGAATGAACCATTGACACTAGCAACAGAAGGAACAACTCTACCATTTGATACGGTAGGTCCTGCTGAAGGGTCTAGCTGAACAAATGTAGACCTAGGTGAAACACGGTAAGTTGCACCTATCTTTTCAATGTTCTGGCGGTTCTGCTTAGTTCCGGCAGCAGTTGGGTCCATTGCCTGAGTGTTCTTTTTAGGCATTAATGTTCCCTTAAGAACTGGTGCTGGAGAAACCTGGTAGGCATCCATGCCCATTGGTACTCTGTGGCTGCCTGCTGCTGCTGCATCCTGCATAGCTTCGTGGTGAGTTTGGTGTGAACGTGCCATACTGTTTCCTGTCGATTCTAGATAATTTGATGGTGCGCCAGTACGACGTCGCATACCATGGCCCATTGATGACTTAGTTGCCATTGGAGCTCCTTACGTTAACTTGCTGAAATTGCGAATACTATTGCAGAGATTTCGCCATCTCTTGATTCAATAGTAGTAAATCCAGGCTTGCATGTCAGGTCTAAACCTCTTGGGGCTACATAGCCTCTAGCGATTGCGATTGATTTAACAGCCTGATTAACTGCACCTGCACCTACGGCTCTTAGCTTTACAGCTTTGGTTTCATAGATAGCATGTGCAATTGCTGATGCAACGGATTGTGGGTTTGACCCAGCCGAAACTCGTAAAAACGGTTCTTCGGTAGATGGGACGGCTAATTCTTCACTCATTTGTATTCCTTGGGTGTACGGGTTGTATGCCATCCTCATATTAAGAATACACGGTTTACTCTATAAAATCCCTATATTTATCATCTTTTATTTTTTCTTGAGTTTCACGCTCAATAGCGTCAATTGCTGACCCAGAGGCCAATCTAGCTAGAGCGTATGCGTCTGCGGCGTTATCGTCATTAAACTCAACTCCCCAACGCTTGTACATCTGTAGGAGCATCTCTTGTTTCTTAGCAGTCCCTTTACCTGTAGCATACTTTTTAAGCGTCATTGGGGGTATTTGAAGAGGGGGTTCAGGCAGTTTATACCAAAGTACTAGCTTTACTATAGCGGCTAGTTCTCCTAAGGCTAAAGCAGAATAAGAGGCTAAAACAGTGCCTTCCATAGCTGCGTCTTTTATTTTCCAACCATTTAGCTGAAACTCAAATAGTTTTCCATCAAGCCAGTCGTGTATATCAACAAGTCGTTGGATACCTTTATACTCAGATTTTGCTACCCAAGTCATATGAAGATTAGGAAACTCAACGGAGACTGCTGAAAGAGCAAACCCTGTTAATGATTGGTCTATGCCTATTGTTATTTCTTGGCTGCCTTGTAGGCCGCCGTCGAATTCCTTAATTTTCATTGTATACCTAGTCGGTAGACTTCCACATCTTTAAATATTTCATCAGGCCTTTCATAGAAACAAGTAGTCCTAGGCTAGCCGCAGAATGTGCATTAGAAACGGGCTGTGAGCTCTGTGGAGGCTCTACAAGGGCAATGTACTTACGTAGTGCCTCTGTCTTAATTAGAAGCACAGCGGTACCGTCAGGAGATGCCTGGGCCCACCATTTAGACTGTGTGCCGTTAATTCCTGAAGGAACAGCTTCATCTTCTCTACCATTACGATATTTGTAGGTTTCAACATAGATGTTCCCTGTTTCATTAGTACGGTAGTCAGTTTTTACCTCAATAGTTACATTAGGGTCTTTGCTGTCCTCAAATAGTAAATCTAGTAGTGCTTCGCCCACTTCGCCACGCTCCATGTCGCGGTCAAAACGTGGTTCAAATCCAGACGCTTTACTCATTTGGCCACTCTCCATCAAGTACTAACATTGCGATGATTGCATAGTTTGCCATGTCGAGGAATGAATCCCTTAGGCTTTCGTGTTCGGGATTCCTTTTTGAATCAATCAAATTGTTAATACGAGCAAACTTATCCCACATACGAACGCGCAAACCGTTTAGTGGTCCACCTGGACTATTTGCTATATTCTTTGGTCCATAGTCTTTGTGCTTGCTTAGCAGCACATGCTTAGCATGTTGAAACTTCTGTTGTACAGCTTCTTCAAAGGTTGCAGTTGGGCTAGCCTTACGAATTTGCTCTTGCGTAGCTAATGGTAGGCTTTCAAATGTTCCTTGTTTAGGGATACGTCCCGGAAACCTGTTGTCAACTAGCTCTTCAAATTTAGCTTTGCCCTCTAGTGTGTTTGGGTCAAAACCCAATTCTTGTAGTTCTGTAAATATGTCTTTCATGCGTCCCATTAAATGTTCCTCCTATAGTCATTAGAACGGCGTGTAATTTCACGGCTGACCAAGGATAAGTCACGCTCGTGGTTTGTAAGTAGCATTTCAACTAACTTACGATAAGCATACTTCTCTTCATAATCGTTGTCAAGTTGCACAATCTCTGGGTTAATAGAAACCTCTGCTTTGATGGCAGTGATACGTTCACCCTTTGCCTGAGAACCTACACGCCTAATTAGCATGGTAGTTTCAGTAAAGTCTTTCTTCTTCAAAGCAGCACGTTCTTCTAGCTGAGCCATGGTTAGCTGTGAAGCAATATAATCGGTCCAAGCAGTTAGGCGGGTAAACAACTCACCTAAATCTTCGGAACCAAGAGCCGTAATGTCTGCAGGGATACGAACTTGCTCACCTTCTGGTTTATAAAAGGTAAGTCCCCAGTCTTTAAATTTTTCTAGTGCCGACATTAATCCTCCTTATAAGGTGCACACTGCTTGCAGGTACCACCAGGGTTATTATTACATTCTAAAGCAATTCCAGCGTCAACAGCATCTACAACTAGTTTAGCGTTGTCAAACACGTGACGTACAAGTTCAAAGTCACGCTTAACACTAAACTCTTTGTAATCCTGGTCAGCTTTAAGTTCGTAAATAAATACAATCTCATTTACGTCATGACCCATACGTTGCATAAGTTCTAGGTAAACTTGCCCCTGCATAATATGCGTAGGGAATGGACGGCGAACGTTTTTCCACGCCTCCATAAAGTTTGCACCGGCATCCATAAAAAGGTTAGGTGCTTCGGAGCGAATAGTGCCTGGGCCAATTGATTTAATCTCAATAAGGGTGTCATTTCCAATTCCCTTAATCCAACCATCAGTGTGGCCTGCAATACGTAGTGAGTCATCTACAAGGGTAACTTCACGATACTCCATAGTATCTTTACCACAACTAGGGCAGGGTACTACTCCAATATCAAATATAGAAAAATCACAAGAGGTGCAGGTAAAGCGCCCATAAAGCACGCCCATTTCTTGGAACCAACGCTGCCACTTAGCGTGGATTGTATGCCCCTCATCAAAAATAGACTGCAGACGTAGATTAGGGTTTTCAGAAATTTTAGTGTGACCACTCAGTAAAAAGTACCCTGCACGACGACAATAGTCCTTCTTAATAATTTCCGATGGATGAAGTACGGTTGTACTGCGGTCACCTACTGGGCGTGCCATAAGATGACGTTCGATGTCTCCCATTAAACGTGATGGTTTTCTTTTTGCATCTAAGAACCTTGCAAGGTCCGATTTACTAGACGATACCGCCATTTACTTCTCCTTCTTATTTACTTGAAAGATATATTCTTTCAAGGTCATAGTATCTTTATACTTCCTTTGCCATTTACGCACAAGTGCATTGCGTTCACGATGGCTAAGGCCGCCCCAAATACCGTGTTGTTCATCTGATTCTATAGCAGACCACAAACATTCTTTACGTACTGGACAAGCTGGGGTTTCATCCTCAACTCCAAAACAGTACCTCTTTGCTTCATCCGCTATTTTTTTGTAAAGCTCTTTATCTCTTGGTGGAAAAAATATATCAGGGTTAGGTGCATCTTTGCAAGCGGAATCATCTAACCACTCTAAGTTTGCGGTATTAAATATTTCCATTTACTTTATCCCATAATTCTAAGAAGTCTGTCTCCATTAGAATGACATAATCTTTTCCGTCTAAGTGGATTCCAAATACTGGAAGCCTACCATCCATAATAGCTTCATTAACAATTTTAGTCAACTCTGCAGACTGGATTGTTTTAGATTTCTTTCCGGTCCATTTATGTTCAATTAAAAGGGTGTCGCTACGGACGTCACCCTTACGGGACCAGAACGCCCCAGAAGCAGCCGTGGTTTGCCCTCCTACGGCCTTTGCAAGGCGTTTCTCGTGCTTCTGGGACTGTTTCTGGCCTTCGCTTTTCACTACTCAACCACTGACATAGGGCCAGTTGGAGTCGAAAAGACTTTGTCACGTAGCTCCTCAAAGAGGTCTACCTCTTCGCGAATTGAAGTTACCAAGGCTTCTTGACCCTGCCACTTACGTTCACCATAATAAATCCAACCACCACGACGGTCAACAATTTCCTTGATAATAACCATTGCGGCAACTTCTTTGGCTTTGTCATATTCTCCAGCTTTATATATGCTGTGGTCTTGGAAGTAATAGTCAATATAAGCAATTTGTTGAGGTGGAGCAGTTTTATTTTTTATAACACGAATTTTAATGCGTTGACCTACGCGGACTTTGTTATTTCCAGTTCCGGTTTCAATCCACTCATCACGTTTAACTTCTGCACGAGTAAAGTAAGCGTAGTCCTTACCAACACCTCCTGGAGTAGTACGTGGGTCTCCGTGCATTACGCCAATCTTCATACGCCATTGATTAATAATAATTCCTAGAATAGGGCGCTCATCTTCAGTTAGACTGCGCTTCATAGCGGCTCCGGCCTTACGAAAGAATTTATTGGTAATAAGGGCTCCACGACCAACGGTCATTTCGTCCATATTCTTCTCGTCTTCAGGACCTGGGACTAGGGCAGGCAGAGAGTCGATGACTATAGCATCAACTGATTTTGACTCAGCAAAAGCTAGTACAGCATCGAACGCTTCTTCCATAATATTAGTTTCAATAACGATAACACGACTAGCGTCTACTCCACACATTTCTGCGTACTCTGGGACCCACTGCTCCGCTGCAACCCATGCGGTAATGTACCCTGGGTCAAGCGCCTGGTTAGCCGCGATTGTCTTAAGAGCAATAGCTGTTTTTCCGTGGCTTGGTTCACCAATGAGTTCGTTCCATTGATTAGTAGGAAACCCACCACCCAAAACGTAATCAAAAGTAGTAGAGCCAGTAGTAGCCCGACCAATAAGGCCTTCACGAATATTTCCTCCTATTACAACGGAACCTTCTCCTAATTTTTTATTAAGAGCGGCCATAATCTTTAAAGCTTCTGGGTTAATCATTTTCTTTTTCCTTTTTTAATTCATTACGTAAACGTTCTGAGGTTGCTAGTGACCAGATTAAACTAAAGCCTAAGCTAACTATAAGTACTGTCAGTGTTACTGCTCCAAATATATCGTTGATGCTATACACGGGCATCCTCCAGTACGTCGTACAAAGAAATAAACGCTGGGCCGTTACTATTGACCCACCAGCCTACTTTACCTTCGTATGTATCTAAGATGCCGTGTTCTAAAAGAATCTCTGCAACTTTATTGCGTATGTCTAAAAATGTTTTATCTTGAATCAGTTCCATTTGTGAGTTATCCATTTATACTTCCTATTATTCCTTGTGGGTTCCAGTTGTTTGTTGAATTGTTTCCTGCTGCTTGTTGAACTGGGCCTTCAACATTCGCACCAGCGAGGCCACCGAAACGCGACCCTGACTGCTGTATGGGATACCCACAGTCATAGCAACGTGCCGCTGCATTTTGAATAGCAAAATAGTTACCCGACCCGCAGTCAGGACACGTAGCAGTCTGAGAAGCTGATTGCGCTTTCGCTGTTTGCGGCTGGGGAAATGCAGGCATCGGTGCCATAGGCTGTTGTGAAGGGGGCATAGTTGGACTAGAGTCAGGACGCCCTTGTGGTGCTGGTTGCCCCAGTTTTTTAGCCCACCAATCTGAGTTACTCATCACTTTCTCCTTTAATAAGGGCGGCTATAACAAGTGCCATAAATGCCATAAACCAAAATGTTACAAAATCCATTACTTTTTTCCTTTCGGTAGCTTTAAAAGCCCCATATCAACCAACTGAGATACAGACCCTAATAGTGCTGACATTGCAATCTGTTCAAGAATCTTTCTTGATTCCCACCAGGTTTCATTTGGCAGGTCTCTAATCTCTTTTGTCATATTTGCTTTTTGATACTCTACTGAACTTTCTGCTAAAGCATGGGCCTGTGCGTAGAGTAACGGAACTAAATGGGATATGCGGTCAACACGTTTGTCACTTTCATCATCTTCCATCTCTTTAAGCTCATCACTTAATGGTGAACAGCCTAAAATTCTAGCTAGTTCATGAGCATTTTGAATCTGTGAATCAATAAGGAATGCACGTAAACGACTAGACACTTCTGACAGTGACACTGGGTCAGTGATTTTTTTATTCTTTTTCTTTTTCTTTGACATTACTTTGCCTCTCCCCACTTATCAACTATCTGTATATCAGCAATAAGTGGGACGTTAATTTGCTTGAGATGAATCCCTTCCATAGATTGGCGGATTGCATTTGCTACTTCTTCTGCTTTGTGCTCTGGTGTAATTGTAACAAGTTCATCATGAACTGTCAATATTACATTTACTTCTGGGTCATCTTTGAAACAAGAGTGCGCCCTAATAAGAGCAAGTTTCATAATATCTGCGGCTGAGCCTTGAATCATGGTATTAAACGCTTGACGCTCTGCACGACCTAACATACTAAAATCCCTAGAAAGTAGTTCTGGGATATACCTGCGCCGACCAAACATAGTTTCTACAAAAGGAATCTTCCCTGCATCTTTAGCCATACGAATAACCTTAGCTTTATATTTAGAGATAGATGAAAACTCCGCTTCAAAACGATTCAATAAGTCTTTAGCTTCTTTTAGGGAACAGCCTATTGATGCGGCAATCTTATCTGGGCCAACTCCATAAGAGATGGCAAGTACAAGGACTTTACCAGCTTTACGGTCTACGCCCATAGTTTCACCAATAGCAGTGTAGACATCTCCCCCATCTAGGTAGTTCTTTACAAGAAGCTCATCGTTTGAGAATGATGCAATAATACGAGGCTCAATCTGGGAGTAGTCGGCAACCACTAACTTGTGTCCTGGAGGAGCAACAAACAGATTACGAACCAGTTTACCGTAGTCACCTGATGATGGAATATTTTGTAGGTTGGGCTCAGATGAACTGAACCGGCCAGTTTCAGCACCGTGTGCTTTAAAGTTAGTATGAACACGACCATTTATAAGAAGGCTTTTACGCTCTTCAATCTTAACCTTACCGTTGGTTGTACGCTTGACTTGACCTCCTGTATAGGGGGTTACATACGTAGTCATAAGTTTGTTTAAGTCTTGATATTGTAATAAAGCATCTACAAACTCATCTTTACCACGATAAAACTCTAGGGCTTCTGCTGAAACTGAGTAATGCGCTTGATTGAGTTCCTCTTTGTTTTTTTGCGCTTCAAAACCTTTTGGAGTTAGAACGTGTTTAAACTTAGTGTTTGGTTTTATACGTGGAGTTTCCCCGCCAAACAATAACTCCTGTTTTACTGGGACAGAGTTGATAGAGAAGGCTTTTCCTGCAATCTTGTAGCAACGAGCCTCAGCATCTTGCTTACCTTTTTCAATCTCTTCTGCAAGAATCTTAAGGGCATCTTGGTCGATATAAGCACCGGTAAGTTCCATATCACATAAGGCAGCTAATACGTCCATTTCTAAACCCCAAACCCTTTGAAGATTCCCCGTAATCTTTGGAACTAAAGCTAGGTATAGTTTCCAAGTTAAGTCTGCATCAATACCAGAATAATTAGCAACATCACTAAAAGAGTGTAAAGCAACATTTTCACCAATTCCTTTTTCCATATCAACGCCTAGCTCACGAAGCACACAGGACTTTAAACCTAAATCAAATTTATTCAAATTGTTAATAATAAAAGAAGCCATTAGTGTATCAAAGTAGGGGCCAGTGGGAACACGCCCTGCATAATACTTTGCTACTGATTTTAAATCAAACTTTGCATTGTGGGCAATCTTTAGTGCAGGGCCAAACATTAACGGCTGAATTGCATCAAATACCTGACGAGGAGTTAGCTGTTCTGGAGCCTCCGCAAACTTAGCTGTCCACTTACGTTCATCTTTAGAGTAGGACGAGTCTAGTAACTCTTTGCCTTCAATTAAACGACGTTGGCCTTGTAATAGTAGGGGCTTGTCATGCCCTTCAAGCTCACCATTAGGATGGCCCATGGGAATAACGTCTACACGGCCTTCAGTAGCAAAAGAAATCCAGCATACGTCATTGATAACTGGATAAAGGCGGTCGTCGCCAATTGTTTCTACGTCAAATGCAAAAGCGTCAACCTTGGAGTAATACTCAACAAATTCTTGTAACTGTTTAACGGTAGTAATGATGTTCATAATGCCCCTTATAAAAAGAGTGGGAGGCCAGGTAGAAAGGCGTCTTAAAGACCCTGGCCCCCCACATTAGTGAGTGGTTAGGAAATGAGCTGGCGAGCAACCTTTAGCAAGTCTTCGCGGGGGCTCACGTAGACTGCGCTCTTGTCATGTGCCACGGCAGTGGCGGCAAAAGCAATACTGCTTTCATCCTCCAGCTCCCACTCGTCTGCTAGGTCAGTTCCACGAACACGGTCGAGAGTGTACTGTGTTGTGTTTCCTGAACCTGTGCGAGATACAGCCCAGTAGTACTTGGTTAGTGGACCGCGACGTGGGTCATCGTTTGCAGCCTGTAGCTGACGAGCGAATGATGGTGGCGCAGTCATAATTTGTACATTAGGCTCACCGTCAGATAGAACGATGATGTTGAAGGCGAACTTAGGGCGAGGCTTGTCACCAGCAATGGTACATAGTGGACACTCGTCACCTAAACAAACGAACGAACGACGGCCTTCCTTGATGGCATCAATCCAGTGCATTTCGTAAACTGCAAATGGCTCATCCTGCATAAAACGGACAAGTTGTGCCTGGTCGCTAAAGCGGAAATCGGTTGGATAGTCTCCAGCCTCACGCTTTGGCTTTAGTGCTGAAGCAGCAGCTCCCCATCCAGACTGGACAGTAGTACCGTGCTTTGGTTCAATGTCAACGGTATCTTCGGCTAGGTAGCTGTCAGCGTTAACGCTTGGTGAGTAGTTATTCATGATTAACTTTCTTTGTCTTGAGTCTTTCGACTACTTTTTATTTTGAGGCATTTTGCCTACTAGTTTATTATAGTGCATCTTTCCAGCGTTGCACAAGTGTTTCTGTTAAATCGTGCAATTCTTTCCATTCTACACGGGCGGTACCGAGAAGCCCACGTTTTGCAAACTCCTCGATGGAAATCTCAATTAACCTTTTAGTATAAACGCGATTCCCATTTACCTTTTTACCATTAAGTGACTTAGAACGCAAGCGATATGGAGCAATTGGTATATACCCTTTTTTCTCCCACAAACGGATAGTAACTACCTGCTTGTCTAACGCTAATGCTAAAGCCTTAATTGTAAAAACCTCTGTTTCAACTCCCTTTAGAGTCTTAATGATTGGGTTTGCATCCCAACCATTAGACTCACCGGAAGCTACTTTACGACGTTTGTCTGCTACTGGAGTAGACTCACGACGTTTGTTTTTAGAGCCAGGTGCGCGGTCAAGACCCTCAAATGCTTTAAGGATTTCTGCATCACTACGCATTCCAGCCATAATTACTTCTTTTTTGTTAGTAGTGCCCAAGTTACAGTAACAGGAAACATTTCATCCAGTTGTTCTTCTGTAATTTTATCTTGATAATAAGCAGCCATTAGAGCGTCTTCATTGATAACGCGTTTCATTTCGTACACATCATCAGAGATACCAGCCTGCTCAATGATTTCATCGGCTAGGAACTCATTTAGTTTACGAGTAGAACGACGCTGCTTTTCTAAACGAACTACACCGTCAATTGGGGTTTCAAAATCAAACTGAATGTTACCTTTTTCATCCTCAAGACCATCAGTTTCAAGAACGGCAAATAGTTTTGCACGAAGCTCTTTCTGCCGAGCCTCAAAGATTTCCATTGAGTTTTTAATTTTAATGTATTCGCGTACCTGAGAGTTAAAGTCATCGGGATTAGCGATGCGACCCTCTTCGGGAATTATGTTTGCCATTGTTGCCTCCTATATTAGTTTGTTAGTTAAGAAGTCTATCAGACTTCCAACAGTTAAGTCAACTCCTCCTTTAGAGTTGATATTGGCTCCGTCTAGGATTGCTCCTGCGACGTTACCCTTCTGTTTGAGCATATCGTGCTGCCGTTGCTCTATTGAATCTTTAACAAGTATATCTTGAATTGTGATTGTTGTCCAGTCGCTGGACGTACGATTTATTCTACCATTACGTTGGACAGAAAGTCCAGCAGACCATGGTTGGTCATAGTTTACTAAGAGATTGGCTTGAGGTAAATCAACACCATAACCGCCAGCATCAGAACTAACAAGAACTCTAATATCGGATTGTGATTGAAAGGTTTCTTTTGATTTTTCTTTTTCTTTGGCATTCATTTCTCCTGTATATGCTACGGCTTTAATGTTATTTTTTTCTAGCTCTTTTACTATTGAAGCTACTGAATCTAGGTAAGAAGAAAACACTACGGCTTTGTACGACTCATCAATATTTAAATGTTCTTTAAGATAAGTAACAGTATAATCTAGTTTATTATTCCTTGTCAAGCCACCCAGTAATTCTCCTAAGGAATGTATGTACATACTTCCTCCATTACCTTTTTCAAAATTAGCAGCACTTCTTAGTAGTGAGGTTGGACTAGAGCACAACATTCGCAAGGCTGTAATTCTAGACATGATTTGCCCCCGTAGTTCATTAGCGGGGTCTCCTGCGGCGTATGTTTGGCCGTAGTGAGCTGCCAGGTTAAAGTTAGCACCAAACATCTCTCTAGCATCCATTAATAATGAGTACAAGTCTTCTGCTACATGTTTATACACTTTGGCAGATTGGCTATCTAAGTTAACTAAAAGGGGTTCTCGGTATACAGCATCTGGAAGATATGGCTTAACATCTTCGTCTTTCTGTGACTTACGAACAGAGTGCTTAGTTAATAAGTCATGTAATGTCTGCAGGTTTCGGTATCGTTGCACTCCACCAAAGTGATTTCGTACAATAAAGGTTCGGTCAAATAAGTCAAATCGTCCAAGAACTTTAGAGTCTACAAATTGCATAATAGAGTAGATTTCTTCAGGCTTACCATTCTCAATAGGTGTGCCTGTTAAGGCAAATCTTACTGGAATGTTCTTGGATAAATCCTTAACCTTCTTAGCTCGCTTAGCTCGAAATCCTTTTATAGCAGTTGCTTCATCACAGACCACGGCTTCAAAACTAAAGGTTTTAAGTGCATCCCAATCATTTACTACTTGTTCGTAGTTCATAATAATATAATCATGGTTACCAGCTTCAGCATATTGTTTAAATCGCTGGGTTGGAGTGCCATCAATAACTATAGATGTAGAGTCGCTAAACTTAGCTATCTCTTTTTGCCACTGATATTTCAAGCTAGCAAGACATAATACTAATGTAAGTTTAGGATTAAGGGCTTCAATAGCCGCAATAGTCATAGGTGTTTTACCTAGACCCATTTCGTAAGCAACAAGTATGTGCCTCTGGGAAACCATCTTCTTAACGGCATCAACCTGATACGGTTTCAGTGTGCCTTTGAACATATGCGGATTCTCCAAGTATTGACGATTTAGCGTTGGCTATGCCCCACGCAATCTCTTCACTTGTTAAATCACCTGGGTCTTTTGCTCCACTACTAGGATAGCTGAAAAAGAAGAGATTTAAACCGTATTTACGTGCTAACTTCCGCAGTTCCTCTGAGGCTTTATAGCCAGCGGCATCCTGGTCAAAGGCAGCAATAATCTTGTCTGAGCGCCTAAGAAGCTTTACTTGTTCTTCCGAAATAGACGAACCACAGATGGCCACCGCTCCAGTAACTCCAGCAGAAGCCAGATGAGCGCAATCAAGGGGAGACTCCACAACAAATACAACATGTTCATTTTGATTCTCAACTCCAAATAGTGTTTTAGATTTTTGTAAACCGCCAGGACGGTTAAAGAATGTACGGTGTACAGTCCCTTTTTCTTGCCAGCCCATTAACTTATTATTCTCTGGTTCACGTAAAGGCAAAATCCAAGTAGCCTTGTTCTTGTCCCACAAAATTCCGTACTGCTTTGCGGCTTCCGCAGTAATACCCCGTTTGGCTAACTCTTCAGCTGGAGGAGAAACAAATACGGCAAGACGAGCCTCAGACATTTCTAAAGGCTTAGGCATGGCCTCCATGCGATTAGGTAAAGACTGGACCATTTCAAGCAACTTCTCAATAGGAATCTCAGAAACCTGAGACAACCACAAACGAGCAGCTACATAATCATAAGCGTAGTCTTTACCCCAGACATCTTTATAGAACTCATTAACATCGCAAACAAGTTGCAGCAGGTTGCCTTTGTATCCACAAGAAAAACAAATGTGCATACCTGACTCATTATTAATCCACCAAGATGGGGAGTTGTCTATACGACCGGTGCGAACATGGTGCATAGGGCAGAACCCGTTTGACTCAATACCCCGCTCATCATACTCTATGCCAAGAGCATCAAGGACTAAAGAGACGTCAACAAGCATTAGTACTTACCAGACCAAGGAGTACAAAACTTGCAAGTACCTGCAGTACTTTCGTCGTGAAAACACCCGGTGTCCCACTTCCAAGTAATCGATGTCTCCGAAGGGGGACAGTTACGAGCCTGTACAACTTTTAAGATACGAATCTCTTCGTCAGCCTCGACAGGTTCCAAACCAAGAATTACATCTGAGTCCTGAAAGAATGATGATGAATAACCAATAGAGTCCGCAGACACCTTGCCACCTTTCATCTTCCACAACAATGTTTGTGTTGTAACGATAACTGGAATGTTGAGCTTTTGAGCCACACGCTTCAGTGCACGAGTGATATTGGTTAACGCCTGTGGTGTATTCGCATCACCAGTTACCTGGTCCATCATTAAATAGACACCATCCACAAAAAGTACGTCGGGTTTGAGCTGCTCTGCTTTAGCAACTAGGGAATCTACAGTTAAACCATTGACAGCATCTACCAAATGAAACGGGTGCTCGGTCTTCATATCATCGTACAAAGCAAGTAGGCGAGTCTCTTCAGTAGAGTTCAACTTACCCCTACGTAAACGGCCATTAGAGACATGTGCACGCATTGAGTCGTGACGTTGGGATTGTTCACGGTTATTCATTTCAAAGGACTGGAACATAGGAACCAAGCCCGCATTGTGCACGTTTATAGCCATCTGTAGAGCAATTTGAGATTTACCAGTCTTAGGGGGTGCAATAACAGTAATTAGCTGTCCACCCTGCAGTCCTGCGGTTGCCTCGTCAATCTTTGCAAAGCCCGTAGGAACACCTAGCATTTTTGAGTTTACTAAATCTTCGTACTCATTCCAACGACGGTCAGGGTCCTTGCTGAGGTCAACGTGAGTAGTACCTATAACGCCCTGCTCATTAACTAGAGTAATTGCCTTTGACATTTCTGTCAGAGCAGACTCATGGTCATTGCTATTAAGTGCTAAAACAACATCTTCAACGCTGTTCCTAGTTAGTGTACGACGGCGAAACTCAACCATCTTGTCAATAAGATAATCAAGAGTATCTTCTACAACCAAAGTCTTAAAGTTGGGGAAGTTATCGTTAACAGCTACGGCTGTAGGAACCTCACGATAATTTGTGTAGTGCTCACGAACAAACTTCCATATACGACGTAGGTCGTCATCTACAATCCAGTCATCCTTGATGCCACGCTCAAGTACTGGGATGATGTTGCGGTCAATGATGACCTTACTAACTAAACGATATTCGTTATCTGCTGCCATTTTGCTCTCCTATAAGTTTTCTAATTCTATACCCCATGAGCCGTATCTTGCAACACGACCACGTAAATCTATTACACCTTTTAAGTTATTCCGATATGGCAACTCTGAAATAAAGTCATCAATACTAAAATATAACTCAGCATAATTAAACGGGTTTCCTCCCCGCCTGTCAAGTTTATCCATAACTGCGTCTAGGTGCTCTTGTGTCCAGCTATCTGATTCAAAGCCTGCTAGTTCTACTGATAACCCGTATTTGTTAGTTAGTAGCCATAGCTGGGATAAAGACTGGTTATTTAATTTAGTGACCTTGCGACCAGTCGAAGACCTTAGAAACTTTCTGGTTTCTTCAGTCTCGGACTCAGCCACAACATCAATTACTACAATTATACGTGGCGAAGTTTCATTAGAAATGTCTCCGCCCTTCATTACATTACCTCTATTTTTGCATACTTAATTACAAAATTGCGAAACTCTTCTTTATCATCAAAAACATCTATAACCAAAGAGTCGGGAATGTCATTTGAAAGTTGTATTGGATAATGCCCGTTATTGTTATTAGTTTTTTGTTGAACATATTTAGTGTGCATACACCGTTTGTTGTCTTTGAATTGCATACAAGAGCAACGTACTTTATTTTTTACATCTTGGTGTATTTCAACTTCATAAACCCTTGGAACACGTGCATCTAAAAAGACTTGTGCTAAACGCCAATTATCATTCATTTTTTATTTTCCTTTATTCTTACGTAGGTCCTGACCATCAAGCCGAATACGAGTAAATGCTTCGTGAGCAAAACTGCCCATTGCTGCCCCATACTGCGCTGTCCAATCCTCACGCTTTACATTCGTGGTGATAATTGTTGGTAGAGCTTTATCATAACGAGAACGGAGTATCTCGTCAAATGAACTGTCGTTATAAGTTGAGCCGTACTCTTTTCCTAGGTCATCTAGTACAAGAACACGGACATTCAACCAGTCTTCCTTGGAACGGCCATGGAAACCTTCCATCTCACGGTACAACTCCTTACGAAGGTCACCCTCAGCATCCATAATGGCTTTCTTACGAGACAAGAACTCTGGAAAAGTCATGTAATAGATAGGGCGAGATTGCATTCCAAATGTTTCTGGGGTCATTGCCAAAATATCCCTAGCAGCCTCTTCGTTATCTGGAAGATTGCGAATTAGCTCCATAAGAGTAACAACAGCGTGAGTTGTCTTTCCCAGTCCAGGGCCGCCATCAAAGAGTAAACCGACACCTGTCATGCCTAGCCCACCAATTTGCTTGATAACCTTGCCCTCAATAACTTGTTCTAGCCAGATGTCAATCTCTTCAGGAAACTCTCCTGTAGTTGAAACGATATCTGATGGTTCCATGCCGATAAAACGACGTGGAATGTTTGCACTGCGAAGTAGCCAGTGACGTTTAATTGGTTCGATTTGTGATATGTCGTATGTCATTTTTGCCTTCCTAATTTTGCTTCGTGACGTTCTAATGCTGCCTTACCAATGATAGTGTTGTCAAATACTTTACCATCAGTAGCTATTAAATTATTATTACTATTATCTTCTTCAATAGCTACTTCACTAGTTTGACTTAGCTTATTGATATTATTAGTTATAAAGACTAAGAAGATATTAATAGTTTTACTTGGTTGTCTTTTAACTGCTATTAAGTTTCTCTCATCACCTATAAATTTGTCAAGTAGGTCAAGTTCCATACTTGCAGTTACACCAAATTCCTTACGATTCTTAGCCAGTAAGATAGTAAGTGTTTTAGTATTTATCATATTTGGTATACCACGAACTTTATCGTAGATACGCCAACTAAACTCACTTGCAACATCTGCAGGAGTCCAGTTCTCTTTTTCCCTTTGATGACGGGTTCTAGAACTTTTTTTACTTATTGGTATCTTCTTTTGGCCAGAAGGAGTATCACCATCAAGTAATCCAAAGCCTTTTATGTCATCATCATCATCCCACCTATTCACCTATTCTCCTATTAACGACGAGGTACAGTGTTAATAGTAACAGGCCTATTCAATAAATGCAAGACGGACAATGAAAAGAATGCAGAAGCTAGTCCAATAACAATTAGAGGTAGCCCTGTAATTCCCATAAGCCACAAAGCACCAAAGGATAAAGGTAGAGTTAGAATCCGTTTAAGCCAACGGTCGCTGCTCATAAAAGAGCCAATAAATTCAAGGATATAGCCGGTAGCCATACCTGAAATAATTATTACAATTAAAGTTTCCATAGGTACATATTACTATGAAATTCCAGATAACGCAACTTCTGTAAAGTCAGTGCTTCCATAAAATGTTATATAGTAAGGTGTACTAATAGGAAGGTAGTCTTTAATTGAGTCCATAAGATGAGCAATACGGGAAGATAAGTTTGGGTAGTAAACAGATGGGGAAGTGTACGAGTCCCCAGCCCACGCTGTTCCAGAAAAATTTCTATCCCCATCAAAATAGTCAGTAGCAACTGAACCACCTTCAAGCTGGGCTGAGTCTAACAAAAAATCTTTAGCAAGATTAGAAGTGTAGATTTGTACTGTTAAAACGGTAGGTACAGTAGAACAACTAATAGACACCGAAAATCTTTGCCAAACATCTGTCAAACTAACCACTTTAGCTGAAACTGTTTCTCCGTCAGTTAAAATTAAAGTTAATTCTTGATTTCCAGAAATACTTTTAGCGTAAATTGAATACGTATAAAACTTTGACGTTAATAACGAACCAGCATAGCTAGTGGCAATCTTGCCTGAGTATGCGCCAGAAAACGTTGCAGGAGTAGACACAGATACCATAAACTCAGAGCCGGGAGCAAGGTCTAATGTGCTAGCTGTTTGAAGGGGCGTGAGGTTAGTAAAAGTCCAGTTATTTGGTGTACCACTAGTTGATACTTCAAAAGAAGGATTTAAAATGTAGTTATACTGTATAGGAGCTAATGAGATTGCCACTCCACGAGCTTCGGTGTATGGAGACTCTTGGAGGCTAGCGTCTCCTTCAAAATACTCAGTAACTACAGGGCTGTTTTCAAATTGTACGGCATCTACATCAAAGGTGTCACCAACAGTTGTATCAGTAAAGCTGATATAAATATAAGCAGTTGCCGCGTTTGCCGGGGCAATCATTTTAGCAGCATTTCCCTCGATAGGTGTTAAAGACACCCGATTAAATGAACTTCTTACAGGAATGCCCGTTGAATAATCTGTACGAATAGACAAATTGTTCCCATATGTTCTCCATTCGACCGATAGCGTCACGGTTGCGGATATATTTGAACTTTTAACATAGGCGCTGAGAGAATAAGCTTGCCCCTCAACAACGGGATTATTATTTAACAGTTGATAAATTCTAGATGAAGAACCACTAACAGTTAGTCGTCCTGAATAGCTGCTTCCGGTAACCGCTCCTCCCGAAACTCTAGAAATATCGCCGTTTTGGTAATCCCAGTTAGTAGTGTCAGTTTCAAAACTTGGGTTAACAATATTGTTGACCTTTTTAAAAGGGCTTTCAAATTGAATCATATCAAAGTAGTATGTAGAAGCACCAGTAGATGCAAAATTAACTTTTAATGCCGCGTACACCGCTTTAGAAGGAGCAGCTGCAGATAATATTTTTCTTTCCCAACTACTACTTGTAGATATAGAAGACCCGGCACTAGTTGAAATAAACTTTCCTTGGTAGTCATACCATAAAATATTTAATGTTATATTTGATGAGCCTTTAACATACATGGATAAAACGTAGTTATTAGTGGCAACAACTGGGATACCATTATTTATTGGTTTATTTGTTCCATAACTAAGTGACTGAGAACTTCCAGTAGTGTTTACTTTTAAACAGTAAACTGAGTCTAATGAGTTTGTTATTCCTGTTGCTATTGTTTGGTCAGAGGTAACTGCTAAAGTTACACCATCTCCAGGCAACCAACCCCCAATAGCTGAACCAGGGGTCCAATCCTCAATATCAAATGTGCTGTCTTCATGTGATAACATAAGGTTTGCAGTTTCTGTAACGGTTGTGTCGTACCCTGTAAGGTCTTTTGTAAACAACTTCAAACTGTTTAGCGTACCTTTACCTCCATAAATAGTTAGCGCATCTCTTACTAGTCTTTTTTGGGCTTTAGTAGCTAGTTTGTTATAGGACTTAATTCCGAGCTCAAATGATTTAAGCTCAAGTATTTCTGGAGAAGAACCTGAACCATTATTATCAGGAATAATTAACTTAGCAAAGCTTAAAAACTCGTCAATAGTAAAAGAAAAACCTTCAAAGAATTTAGAAATTAAAGAGTTACTTTCTTTACCAGTAGGTTCCGCGTAAGAATAAGAAGAGTTAATTTCATCAACAGGAGATAATGAAGTACTAGTTAACACGGACGGCAAATACGATAAAAAACGTTGATGAGTAGTAGACAGGTCCATTTCAGAGGCTAGAGCGCTGTCTTTCATAGTTCCTTTACCAGCAAATACGCTTTGAACAGCATTTGTTCCGCTAGTAAGTGTGTGTTTAAACGGTACAAGAGTTAATGTTTCTCCTGCCGGCTCCCAGTAAGCATTTGTACTTCTTCGTAGCCAGGCTCTGTAGTATGCAAACCTTCCTTCAACCAAAGGAGTGTCTAAAATTCCATCTCCAGTAGGGAAGTCATTTATAGCAGACTCATAAATTATTTTTCCGTCTTCTGCAGTTTCCGGATATCCATCTTGATTTCTAGTAATTCTAAACTGGACATAGGAGCCAGTTGGGGCAGCGTACTCTAAATAAACTTGGTTGTAGTTAATAGCGGTAGCTACCATAGGGCGAGCAGAGTAGTCTAACGGGCTACCTTCTCCGTAAAGAGTTCCGTCATTATATTTAAAACCATTATATAAACCCATATTATCTCCTATCTTTAATTTTTATCATTATGCCACCTGCTGTGCTGTTAAAATTAATGCTGCTGTTGTAGGTCTAGTTGGATTAGTTCCAGCAGTGTAGGACTCTAGGCTGACAGCAGTTGTTTCAGCCCCCCATTGAATTTCAAGGTACTGACCTGCTGTAAAACTAAGAAAATAGTTCCAACCAACAATGATGTGACCGTTGACCGCACCATGTGAGCCAGGAATGGTCGCAACTCCAGTGCTACCTACAACGTGATTTCCGTTTATTGCTAACCAAACATAAATGTCTTTATCAACATTGTTGGTGTTTTGAAATTGCCCAGACCACTGAATGTTGTAGGTTCCAGAATTTTGAAAATAAATTCTATTTGTATTTGCAATGTAGATTCCAGATGAATAATCCGTGGTATCCCAAGGAAATGTATACTCCAGTGTAGCATTTGTGATTGCTTGCCTACCCATGTACTGAAATGCACCATAATTTCCTGTAGAACTACTGGTAACAGAGGGAGTAGCAGTAGTATCAATTGTAGAAGCTACTACTTCAACCCCAGCACTCTGTGCGCCAAATGTACCAGCCCAAATAGGATACGAAGGGTCTCCCCCTTCAAACATTACCCAGACACCTTGCCCAACTTTTGGAATACTAGTAGTTACGCCTGGTTTTTCAACAGGCCATGCCCACTCAGTATGTTGGTCAGCTAATATCTGTGGAACTTTAAGCTGTAAACGGTATAGGTTTAATGGGTCATCAGATTTATATACAACACCCCTGTAAACTCCATAAAACCTAGCATTACCATAAACATCTTTAATCATTAGGCGGCTACAATCACACTTACTGCATAACTTGTAACAGTAACTCCATCACTGGCTGTAACGTTAACAACAATTGGGTCAAACACATTTAGGCTATTAGAAACGTAACCAACCACGGTAAAGTTACTTCCACTAGAACCAGATGTGTTATTTAGAGTAATTGAACTTGATGCATCTGTAGCAGTAGGAGTAACAACCAGTGAAGTTGATGTACTAGGCACTGTTACTTGGTAGTTGTAGACTCCAGCATTAAATGTTTTAGACCAAGTAACTGGTGTTACAGTAGACCCGCCAGTGTTCTTAGCAACTATTGTAATTCCCGATAGGGTAGAAACGGTAGATGCTTGAGAAAGTGTTATCCCAGATTCTTGGAAAATAAATATCTCATCAGAAGTTCCAATTAAGCTGTTTCTACCTGCTCCACCAGTCCTATATAGGCTAGTTACCCTAACATTTCTAACACCATCAACTTGACGAAGTTTAAACTCAACTTCTTCAGGAGTAATTACATCTTCAAACTGAAGATTGCTGAATGAGAAGTCATTAGTAATCGCTGTTTTAATGTTCGATTCTACTACAGCTCCCGAATATTGAGGTAGTGCAGCATACGTAATTTCTACAGAAATAGCTGTGTAGGTAGGTGGGCTATAGGTAATAGTTGTTCCAATTGATTTTTTATCATTTAAAAATTCTGGAATACTAGTAGATAGTAAATAATCTAGCTGAGTAGTGTTTGTCAGAGTATCAGTTCCTGAACCTAAAATTCCAGGTGTTAAATCAGATACTCCCGATTGTAGAGGTGCAACATACACTGTAACGCTACTTCTATTAGTAGCGGTAGCGTTTGCCTTGGATACGCCTGGTACAGTCAATGCAAGATTTGAAAAATCTTCTAAGGTAACTGCTCTATTAAGACTTCTCAATGCTCTTGGTGTATTATACCGAATGCTATCATTTGTTTCTGGGTCGCCACCACCGGAAGCATCTAGTAAGTTAGTAACTTTAATTGCACTTCTTAGACTCGCTTCGGCGTTAGTGCTAAGTCCTGGAATATTTCCAAGCGAAGTTATTGCTCCAGCACTAACATTTCCAAGAACTCCTCCACCAGCAATGTACACCGCTTTAATAGTAGACTCAGAAGTTGGAACTGCACCAGAAATTCCATCACCAAAATTGACTAAAACTTGATTTGTAGAATTAATAGTTACGTTAAATACCTTATCTCCAGCAGAATAGTCCCTAATATTTTGAACTAAAAGCCACTGTTCAAATGCAGTTCCGTTATCAACATAAACATTTACACTAGTTGGGTTTACTTTAGTCTCTTTAAGAATAAAGGATTGGTCTGCACTTCCATCAGATATGCCAATTTTTTCACCTTTAATATCGTAAGCAACTGCAGAAATATTTGCAGCATTTTCAGCCCTTAAAGAAACGTCCTCACCTTGAATAGCTAAAATAGGTGATGAAGTACCCTTCCAAGGAACCAAAGCGTCGCTTTGTGTAGTAAATACTAAAGCTGATGTAACGCCTGCATCTGTAACAGAGGCAGTAACTTGAGTACCAGCAGGAACAGTATCACTTCCATTACTGCGAACTTCACCAATAGAAGCACTTCCACCACCTAAAATAGCAGGAAGTTCTGAGTAGTAAATAGTTCCACCAGAAATGTAAGTTCCTCCAATTTGGGCAACTGCAGTACCTGTTTCAGAAGCTGCTGCTGTGTTATAAGAATTTGTTACTTTAAATTGCTTACAAAGAACCGCACCACCACTAGGGCTGGTATCAAGAGAACGACTTGTGGTAATCCTAAATTTATAAAGAGAGGCCGTTCCACCATTTACATAAGTATCAGTAAAATATGCATTTACTGTAAATGTAGTTGTAGTAGGAGTAGATACAATTCTAGCCTCCGGAATATTATAAACCGAAGTACTGCTTCCATCTTTTGTACTATTAACCCCAGTAATAGTAACATATTGCCCAGAAGTAAGGCCATGGACAGCAGAAGTCGTGTATGTCACTGTTCCAGTAGAACCAGTACCAACTACACCGTTAATAGTAGCGGTTGTAGTAGTTACGCTAGCTACATCTGCGTCAGTAAAGTTAAACCCAGAATTTAATGCTCCTGTAGGATTTGAAACACTTGTAATGTTTACAACATTAACAATGTCATTAACTGCGTACAATTTGCTAGCAGTAAATTCAACATAGGTGTAGGGCCCACCATTAGGTCCGTATGCTGCATTACTAATAACCGCAACATCGTCCCTAACAGAGGCAATAGTTGCTCCAGTAAAGTTAAACCCTACTCCTGCTGCAGCACCATTAATTCCAGTAATGTTAATTTTTTGGCCAGCTACAAAGTTACTCCAAGCCGAGAAAGTTACCGTAGTTCCATTGGAATTAAGGGCAGTAATAGCTGCATTGTTGTCAATAGATTCAACAGTAAATGTTGCTGGAACCCCAGTTTGTGCTGTAGTAGTAGAAGCAACAACCCATTTACCGTTGTAGTTATTACTTGACCCAGATACACCTACACCTTTAATAGTTACTTTTTGTCCAGATACAGGATTTAAAGAACCGGTAGAAGTCACTGTGAATTTAGTTCCGGAAGATGTAATTGCACTAATAGTACCTACCGGTTGATACCATAAAACGTTCTTACCAATATTATTATAACCAACATATTTAACAGTAAACTGGCCGTTATATACGCTTGCGTCGTATGATACAGGGGTGCCTGCTATTGTGGTGTTAATTATAGTTGGAATACCAACAACATTAATTATATCTCCAATAACAAACGTGTTATCGTTAGGAACAATAATTTTTGCTAAGTTAGTATAGAGTGTACCGCTAATAGTTCCGTCTTCAATGATGGCAGCACCAATTCCTCCAGAATAACCATTACTATTAGAAAACTGCAAGTTAACAATTGAGCTTACGTAATTAGCCGGATTATATCCGTACATTTTAGCTAAGTTTAAAAGACTTTCGCGCTGAGTTGCAGTCATAATGTATGACTCGTTAGCAATTCGGTCAATATAGTAGTTGACTAAATCGCCCATGTAAGCAAATGACTCGATAAGAGCTAAACCAAAGTCAGACGGGTCGTTTCCCTGCCAGTTATTATTAGTGCGCTCTTTTACTCTTTCAATTAGCTGAGTTCTTAGAGCGTAGTAGTCTCTTCCTGTATAGTCTACAGATAGTGGGGTTTTATTGGCTGGTGCGGTCATAGTATCTCCTCAAAAGGGGCGTTTGTATCTGAAACAGTAACAATACCTACTTCAGTTGTAACTTGCTCTTTATTAGGAAGCAAGTAAATGATAGTAATAGTTAAAGTATTTAAAACTTCGTTAAAGGTTGAATTAACTGTAGTGACTTCTAGTAAAGGAAACTGTTCGTGAAAGACTCTAAAAACTTCTTTTGTAACAATATCAGTGGTGGCACTTACAGTATCAAATAGGGCCTCTCCAATTTTTGTACCATAAGTTGGTCGCATAACTCTTTCAGTAAGTCTAGTACCAAGAGCAATACGCACTCTATCTGCCCAAATTTCAGGTTGGGTTGTAGCAATAACTAGATTTCCGCCTTTAAGAGATAGGGGAAGCTTTAAGGCTATTTCAGATGTACTTATTTGTGACATATTATGCTCCTACTGCCTTCCATTGTTGCGGAAGTTTTACAAATCCTTGACTTCCTTCTTTTATAATCATATCAGTAGATGATAGCTTTACGGTGTCCATGTTAAAGTATAGGCTTGAAATTCCACCATTTTGTAGAACATCTGAGCCAATTACCCCAACATTGGATGGGTCTCTGGTCCTAAAAGATGTTTCTACGGTCTCCCCTAAACCATCAGTAGCAATTTTTAACTCAATAACATAGTCTCCAATTTTATGAAACATATGTCTTGCTTCTTTAACCATCCAAAACCCATCAGTAAGGTTTCCCGTTCCCGATATAAAAGCCGTAGAAAAGGGCCTAATTCTCGGGTCTCCTTGACCGTGCACAGATGCAGGTAAATTAAACCTAGCAAGTTCGGCAGCACCTTTGGCCTCTACTGCTGCAGCAGCCGCTCCTGGAACAACCCTGTCAGTTCTATATTCAGAAAATAAAACGTCAGTGGTCTTATCTCGTAAATTTGTTCCTGTTACTGCTGGGCTTGCTTGAGAGAGATACTGAGCGTTGGTTATTGGGTCTACACCACCAACATTTTTAATAGTCCTGTAATTTACACTGTCTTCTATATTATCTCCGCTAATTACAGTAAACCTGTCTAAAGTTCTATCTAGCACTTGTGTATTAAAAGGAACAGTAGTATCTCCAATACTTAAAATAGCAGCATTGCTAAATCCTAAATCAATCAGCTTGTCTAAGGGGCGAAATATAAAGTTCATTCCGTCAACAATGATTCCATAACCAATTCTTTTAGCTTGTTCAACAATCCACTCCCAGTAAGTTAGACCGGCTATTGTTAACTGTGAAAACTTTTGATTGCTATTATCGCCAATAAAATTAAACCCATATTCCGTTACAATTTTTTCAACTGCCTCTGGAATAGAAGAGTCTGTAAATACTTTTGCAACCCTGGCTTTTAGAGGAAAAGAGCTCCCAACACAAACAATTGTCATAGAGTTCATTCTTTGAGGGGAGTTTCCCTTAGAAACAGTTGATACGAATGAACTCTATGACAATTGTTTGTG